TCTGGCTTATGGTAGGTGCTGATGTTGAAAACGGACGTTGGGCTATATACGGAGCGAGAGAAGGTTTGTATAAAACAATGTGCACCGATTGGGATTTTGTAAATGTGCGTGACTTTGACTGGTTAAACACCTTTTGGGATGGCAAAGATCTTAATGAAGATCAAATGGAAGAAGAAACAATAGAGCTTGGTTATAAATTAATAGAAGAGCTGGATTTGCCTATCGCTGCTGAATCATTAAATGCTAATCAAAGTGCTTTCTTTAAAACTGTCTATCAAAATCCAGCTCGAGACAATAGCAAAAAGTTTTTAGATAGAGAGTAAAAAATGAAACGTAGCGAAAGCGAAGAAATAAAGCGCATTGATGGTATAACAAAAGAAATATCACCTACGTTTTGTTTTGCAAAATGGTATCATGCCAACATATATTTTCAAACAGGTGAAACACATAGTTGTTATCACCCTGCTCCCCATAAGATTGATATCGAAGCATTAAAAGATAATCCTAGTGCAATTCACAATACAGCACAAAAGAAAGAAGAACGTGCTGCTATGTTACGTGGAGAACAACCAAAAGGCTGTCAGTATTGTTGGAATATAGAAAATATGGGAGCTGATTACATAAGCGATAGAAAACAACGCAATCAAAGTATATTTTTTAAAGACAGATTAGCAGCAGTAAAAGAAGGCGGTGCCGAATTTGATGTAAATCCTGAATATTTAGAAGTGTCGTTTGGCAACGAGTGTAACTTTCGTTGCGGATACTGCCATCCAAAAGCCAGCAGCAGATATTATCAAGAAATAAAACAACACGGCCCATATGATATGGTAAAAAATCATAGATGTGACATTGATTGGTTTAACATTTACCCAGAAGAAAACAATCCATATTTAGAAGCATTTTGGCGGTGGTGGCCCGAATTAAGTAAAGAACTTACCATTTTACGTATTACAGGCGGCGAACCTACTATACAACAAAGCACTTATAGATTATTTGACATGCTGGATGCAGATCCTAAGCCAGACTTAGAACTTAATTGTAACAGCAACTTAGGTGGCAAACCAAAACAGTTAGAAAAGTTTACAAACCGTGTAAACGACTTGTTGACAAACAACAAGATTAGACGATTCAAAATGTTTACAAGTATTGACACTTGGGGCAAACGTGCAGAGTATATACGTGACGGATTAGACATTGAAGTGTTTGAGCGTAATTTAGATTACTTTATGCGAAACACCAATGCTCCTATGACACTTATGATTACATTTAATATCTTTAGCGTCACTACATTTCGCACACTACTAGAAAAGATACTTGAATGGCGTGGAAAGTATAACGATATAGAAACATATCGTTGGCAGCGGTTAGGATTTGACACGCCTTATCTGAAAGAACCACTACAATACGATATCAACATATTGCCAAAAAGTTACATGACTTACATGCAAGACCATTTACAGTTTATTAAAGAAAATGTCGATGATAGTCGTAAAGATGCATTTAGCACTATTGAGTATGAAAAGTTTCGACGTGTAGTAGATTATATGGAGACTACAGAATATCCATTACACAAAATTATACAAGGCAGAACAGATTTTTATAAATTTTTTACTGAACAAGATAAACGCCGTGGTAATAATTTTTCCACAGCGTTTCCTGAAATGTTTGAATTTTTTAAACTTTGTAAAGAATACACTTAAAGATTCAGAGGAAGTGCAGCTTCTGCCTCAGGCCAACGCTCATCTTCCATTTCTTTGTAATATGCGTCAACTTTAAATTTCCAAAAACTTTGAAACGTTCCTCTGTATTCTAATTCGATAGGATCTTCTAAAAAGCCTTGTTTTCGCCATTCTGGTGCCCATCGTGTATGCACTGCTCTTTGTTTAGCTATAGGACTTGCATGAGTGCTTATGTATAAGGGATTATCTCTGCCACAGTGTTCTATACATGCCGGAATTAAAAATTGAGCACTAGGATGGTCATGCGGCCTAGGAGCATTTCTAAGATTTCGCATTGAAGTGTGCAAACGATCACCTTGCACAAGATGTGATAATACACAGATTCTTGCGCCTATACGGTAAGAATTTTTTCCTAATATTTCTAACCCTTTTAATCTATGACTTACTACTGTTCCTATTATATTGTTATTGTTGTAAAGCAAGAAAAGTGTTGCTTCTTCCTCGTTTTTTAAGGCAGAAAGCAACATGTTAGGATCACTATTATTGTAGTATCTTTTCTTTTCTGCTTCTGCCATAAAGTTTGTTAAATCTTGCGAGCCGTCATAGGTTTCAATTTTCCACATAATTTTCCTTTAGGGGTAATTTAAATTCTTTGTTTTGCATTGCATTTACAACAAATGTAATACGGTCTATATAACTGTCGATAAAAGGCTGTTGCAAATAAGGCATCCAAGGATCCTCTTGCAAATGTGTGTAATCGTATTGATAACGTAAACACAATCTATTATCGGTGCTGCCTAAGCGTCTATGCTGTGTAATGCTATTATCAAACAAACACAAATCGCCGTCTTGCTGATACCAATGGTCGTAAATATATTCATCTACTTCCAGTTCGTTTTTTATTTTTTCAAGCACTTTACGAGCTTCGTTATCGCTCATGCCTTTGATACCTGTAACGGTATTAAAACTGTAATGTAACCCTTTGTGTCCACCTGGACTGCGTATTACCATAGGTATTTCTGCATCTGGGTCTGGAGCCATGTTTTTATACATCAAGTTATCTTGAGCACTGTTTAATCCAGGATTAATTTTACCTGGAGTAAAGTTATGCAACACAACCATTTCGTCTAATTCGCTGCGAAAACTTTCACTTACATTTTGATAGTAATCTACAGTTGTCAAAAATCCAGTTGCACTTGCAGTGGTGCCTTCCATGCCCAAAAGAGCAACGCCTGGAGCAAATGCAATGTTACCGCTTTCGTTGCTGTGCCATAATAATTCTCCTTCTGCAAACATGCCTATAGGATTACCGTATTCATCCTTTTTACCGCTAACACGTATAATGTTACCCATGTCCTGTCCCACACCTTCTCTAACACGGAAGAATCCCCATATACTGTTACGATCGTCTTCGCTTACATCAGGATGTGTCATAATACTATCTAGCTTGCCATTCCACCATGGATACTTTTGAAAAAGCAAACCCCAAAAGGTCATACGATCCTTGCCCCATTTTCTCATCCATTTATAATAGTTGTTTTTGTCAAGATTGGCTCCTCGTATGATAGTAACCATTTCTTGTAGATGTATTTTACCTATTTCCATCCACTGATCATCTGACATATTATTAAAGTCAACATCGTCTATGTATACGCCAAAACTTCCGCATCCTGGTATTTTACTTATTCTCATTTAATCTCTCCTTTGTCCTGATCAGCCATTTGAAATAATATTCTAGTTGTTTTTCATTACGTGGCCCGTCTAGCAATTCTATAGAACCTATGTAATTATCTGGATTAAAGAAGTCTGCGATATCTATTGAGTAATCTGCTTCGGGTGTAAAGTTAACAGGAACCAACTTATCCCATTTTTCTCTATTTGTATAATAACGTGTGTTAAATCCAATATTATACTTTTCCATATCTGTTTCGTTTGTTAGACCAGAATAATATGTAATGACATTTTCTAATAATAAATTTCTCATTACAGGCTTGTAAGTTATGCCTACAGTTTTTGCATAATCTCCAAAATGCTTTTTTATTATGCGGGCTTGTTTACTTTTAAAATTTCCTATCCAAATCTTTTTATCTGATTTTTCTAATAATGACTCGATTTCGCCTAAGCGGTCAGTCCAATCTATATCTCTAAATGTCATTGGATTATTGTCTGTAAAATCTAATACATATTGTTCGTGATTATTATGTATTAGATGCCCGGTGCTAGTTATGTCAGGAGTGCATGGCTGCACCCAATCATCACTCCAACCTGCTAGTGTGTTTATGAAAACATCGCAAATTGTTCCGTAAGGGCATATGCCAAAATAAAGTTTACTCATTGTTGATCCTTTTTATTCAGTATAGCATAAAAAAGATATATAAGCAACCTTTTTAGTGTAAATCAACCCATTCTATGCCAGTAAATCCCTGGAATTTTGAACTATTTACATTAAAAATTATCATTCCTGGCTCTGCTGCCATGCCGTCTCTTTGAGCAAATGTTGTTCCTTGTGCTTTAAAAATAGGAACTTCTAATACCCCGTCTGAACCAAAAACCAATCTATTTTCATCAGTGAAACTAGGTATTTTATTGCCGTCACTTAAACTAATGCCAAATTTGCTAGGTATATATGGGTTGTCTTGGTTATGAGGTTTTGTAGAATCTACATATACACCAAAAGCACCGCCTAGTTTTGTGTTAATACCATCATATCCGTTTGCTCCAAACACTGCTAATCCGTCATTGCCTGCAACTGGTTGCGGCGCATCCAAATATCCTTTGTGCGCATTTATATGTATCATAGCCTCATGCTGTTTTGTTTGCAAGTTAAATACAATATTTTTGCCAGTAACAGTCAATTCTTCATAACCGTATTCGCCTATTTGTATCCAATTGTTTGTAGCAAGTAGATTAGTCTTGTTTTCTCCAGTTAGCATTATTTGGTTTAAACTATTACATACTTCACCTTGCAGTTTGCCTTTAAACGTAGCTTTATGATCTATTGTTTCAAGGGTGTTAATTTCAACTACTGTGGTGCCATCTGGATGAACAATATCTCCAAATATTTTTGCAGTCTGTGCCGCTACATCAATGATAGGTGTGCCGTCTTTTTGATCAGGATGAACTATACCTCCAATCCAAACAGGCTCGTCGTTTATGATAGCAGTAAGAGGAACGCCTTCTTCCCTATACAGAAATCCTTCTACATCGCCTATCATCTTACCATTGTGGATACCATGACTATCACCGATTAAATTACCATGAACTGTTCCTACAACATCGGCCTCTACACTACCTGTTATTACGCCCTGGAATGTTCCGCTAAAGTCGCCTTGCAGATGATTCCCTTCGGCTAAACTGCCATAAAAATCTCCGTATAGATCGCCTTCAATACGTGCTGCGTATATTGAATAGTTCTCAATGTCAACTATCAAATCGCCAGCACTTCCTAGTATATTACCCTTTACATCCCCGTGGATCAACCCTAGATGACTATCGACTAATATACTATCGTCAATGCCAATGACATCTCCTTTAAGATTTATTTCTGCTAATTTACCATCTATATCGATTATAGTGTCTGCAGATGCATTTTCAATGTTACCTATAAGAGGACCGTATAATTTACCCTCGCCTGTATCTACCATGACAAGTCCATCTACAGATACTACATCTCCGCGTATTTGACTAGACCAACTATCAACAATAATGCTGCTATCGGCACCTACTATGTCAATTCTATATGCATCTCCTGGGGTAAAATCGGTCATTTTTATTCTCCTGTGCATATATTTATCATATTTCGAATCTTGACAAGAATAATATTTTCTACTATAATTACTAATATGTATGACGTTTATTTAATTGCAGATAAAAATTTCTATAAAGACGAATTTTTGCTGTTGAAAAATAAAATTCCAATGTTAAAATGTGTAAGTTCAGTTGAGCAAGCACAAAAGAGTTGTATTACAAAGTTCTTTTGGGCAGTGTATCCTGACTTGGATATTTGTGAAGATTTTAATTTTGACTATGTTCCTGATGACTGGAGTCAGGATTATGTCCATGTTTTTTTAAACGGTGACAATTATGATGGTATTAGTTTAATACCAAAAAAAGCAGCGATATCTCAAAAGGAAATTGATTACAGGTTCTTTGTAAATAAAAAATTTATTGAAGTTGTAGCTAGTAATCCAAAACCATATGATTGTTTCAAAATAGACAATTATGATGATTATTGCTATGCGCTAGAAAATTCAAAAACAGAAATGTTTTGGGGAACAAGTGCAAATATCGATACTAGTGGTTTTGCATTTGATATGTATTTTGCATACAACAATCAATATGACAGAAAAACAAATCATGCTTTTATACATTTGGTAAATGATAAAAAATTATTCAACGGAGTATTTCTATTTTCAAAAAAAGCAAAAGTCTCAAAGCGGGAAATAGAACATAGATTTATTGCTCGTAGAAAAGAATGGGATATTGTAGCAAGCACTCCAAAATTTTATGATAAATTCATAGTTGATACACACACAGAATATTTACATGCATTAGAAAATACTACAACAGAATTGTTTTATACAATACCTACCACCGTAGAAGTAAATACCAATTTTAAATTTGACACATACTTTGAACATTCTAATGTATATGATAGAAATGCACACCATGCTTATTTGAATGGCAAATATAATGATGGTATAATTTTGTGTAGCAAGCACACCACTATTACTGAAAGAGAATGGCAATACAGATTTTTTGCAGGCAAAAAAGACAACGATATAGTTGCTAGTCGTCCAAAGCCATATGATATAGTTTTTATAAGTTATCAAGAACCTAATGCAGATGAAAATTTTGAAAATCTTATGAATAGATTTCCTCATCGTGTTATACACAGAGTGCATGGTATCAAAGGTATTCATCAAGCACATATTGAAGCAGCCAAAATATGTGACACTCCAATGGTATGGATTGTGGATGGTGATGCTTGCATAGAGGAGGGGTTTAATTTTGAATACCAAGTTCCAGTTTGGCAATATAGCAATGTTCATGTTTGGCGTAGTAAAAATCCTATTAATGGGCTTGTTTACGGGTATGGAGGTGTAAAATTGTTTCCAAAACAGCTTACCATTGACATGGATACAAATGCACTAGATATGACAACAAGCATTAGTGATAAATTTATCGAAGTAAACGAAATTAGTAATACAACTAATTTTGCCACGGGAAAGTTTGAAACATGGAAAAGTGCGTTTAGAGAATGTTGTAAACTTTCTAGTAGATCAATTGATCGGCAAGAAGATATCGAAACACAGCAAAGATTAGAAATATGGACTACAGTAGGTGCTGATAAACCTTATGGCGATGCAGCAATCAATGGTGCTATTCATGGAAAAAAATATGGCGAAAACAATAAAGGAAATACACAAGCATTGAAAAAAATTAATGACTTTGATTGGTTAGAGGAATATTACAATGATGCAAATTTATAAAATACTAGATAGGTTTGAATTACTTTATCCGGATGATGAGCGGGTAAGTAATTTACGCAGGGCTTATGTAGATAGAGATTTGTATACGATCTTTAAAATAGTAGATGCACCTGAAGATTTGCGTAAAGCCATACTAGAAAAAAATATGCACAGCCTTTTTAGAATTATTGGCGACCAGCAAATTAGCGGCAGCGCCGATGACTTAAGAGCAGCAGTTATAGATCAAAATATGTATGCTATTTTTAGGTTATTGTCCGACGCAGATGATTTAAAAAAGGCTGTGTGTAATGATAATATACACAGTATCTATAGATTGATCAATGCCGGAGATATTGCAAAAATAATCGAATATGATAATTATTGGGTGCTTTTTGATACTCTGCAGGAATATACAAAAAGCCAGTTTGTAGCTGCATTTAGATATATGTATAACGAAAAAATTGAGTTTGAAGAAGACTGTTTCAGTAGAGGACAGTTAGAAAGCAAACTTTGGCTTATTAATGAATTAGTTAAGGCTGATTTAGATCTAGGTGTAATATTTTTATGCGCAGGATGGTATGGCACATTGGCCACTATGATGTTTGAAAATAATTTAAAATTTGAAAAAATAAGAAATTTTGATATTGATCCAACAACTGAAAAAATTGCAGAAATCTTTAATAGTCCGTGGGTTATTGATGGTTGGAAATTTAAACACGTAGAGCAAGATATACATGATATCGACTTTGAAGAACATTGCTATACTGTTTCAAAGGGCGAAAATGACTTTGAAGCCTTATGGGATTCTCCAGACACAATTATAAATACTAGTTGTGAACATATTGAAAATTTTAGTGATTGGTATGGTAAAATTCCTAAAGGTAAGTTAGTTGTTTTACAGTCAAACGATTATATGGACATAGAGGAACATGTCAATTGTTCACCTTCATTAAAAGATTTTAGTATATCTACGCCAATGGAGACAGTAATTTATGAAGGAGAACTTGGGTTGCATAATTATACAAGGTTTATGAAAATTGGATACAAATAATCTTAGTATTAGGGAATTGCAAAAAGAAAGTGCAAGGGCATTAAGCACAATGCAAGCAACTAATAATAATATTTGGCAATTCAATAAGAAAGCTCATCATAATAGTCATAAGTGGTATAAGGCCGTTATTGAATGGTATATAAATGAATATGGAGATTTGCCAAGTAAAGTTGGACCGGGTAAGGATGTTAAGTTAGTATACGATGTATAAGTATGAAGATATACGTGTAGTTCATTTAGAAAATACACAAAATTGTCAGGCAAGTTGCCCAATGTGTGATCGTAATCAAAATGGCGGTGAAGTAAATCCACATATTGATTTAAGCGAACTAACACTTGAAGATTGTAAACGTATATTCGAGCCTGAATTTATAAAACAGTTAAATACAATGTATATGTGCGGCAACTTAGGAGATCCTATTGTTGCACGAGATACACTAGAAATATTTCGCTACTTTAGACAATACAATAATAATATGTGGCTGAGTATGAATACAAATGCGGGGGCAAGAGATGAATCGTGGTGGACGGAATTGGCCGAAATATTTGGCCGTATGGGTGCTGTTATTTTTAGTGTGGATGGGCTTAGAGATACTAATGATGCCTATAGACAGGGTGTATCTTGGGATTCCGTTAGACGATCAATGACAAGTTTTATTGCAGCAGGCGGTAGAGCTCGCTGGGATTATTTAATCTTTGAGCACAATCAACATCAGGTTGAAGAAGCTAGACGGTTAAGTGAAGAATGGGGATTTGAAAAATTTGTAGCAAAAAAGACAGGAAGATTTGTTACAGCCACCAGTGAAAAGAAAGAATCCCATCAAGCAGTAAATCGTAAAGGCGAAAAAACTACACAGCTTAAAAAGCCTGTTGAAAAATATCAGAATGCAGCTATAAAACAATACGATAAAGTCAAAACAAAACATGGAACAATGGATGCATATTATGACAGCGCAGAAATAAGTTGCAAAGTAAAAGATGAAGGAAGTCTTTTTATAACAGCAGAAGGACTAGCACTGCCATGTTGTTGGACCGCCGGGCGTATGTATAAATGGTGGCATAAAGATCCTAAGGTTGAACAAGTTTGGAACTTTATTGATGACGTAGGCGGCAAAGATGCAATCAGTGCTAAAAAACATGGATTACGTGCAGTATTTGACACAGGCATATTTGATAATATAGAACGCAGCTGGAACAAACCAAGTTGTGCAGATGGCAAGTTAAAAGTGTGTAGTATGAAGTGCGGTGCGGAGTTTGACCCTTTTGCAGCGCAGTTTAAATAAGAGATTGCAATTCAGGAAATGTTTGCATAAAACTTGTTCCTCTTAAGTAATCAAATTTTTCTATGCTTTGTGTAAAACGTTTTTTATATATTTCAATTTTATCAGAAGGAATAGTATAATTTAAAAACTTTTTTATACTGTGCATTTTGTATGCCCAGGCAAAATCGTTCTTTTTATATTGCATACTATCTAAGATATTATTTGCTTTTTCAAATAAATCTTTATTTGTTTGTAGTATTCTGGCACTAAATGTAACCGGTTCGCTCCATTGACCTAGCACCAAATGATCGTCGGAATCTAATTCATATCTATAGAAATCGTATAACTCTTGCATATGCAATGCATTAAAAACATTATAACATGTTTGTATATTGATTTCAACATTAGCAGATTTCAATCTATTATATGTGTGTTTCCATTTATCTTGTTTGAGTCCATACCTGATGTATTCTCCTCTTTCGCCGTGTAAGTCATGGCTGAGGGTAATGATAGCCTTTTTACCCCAGTTTGCCAAATATTGTTCAATTACATCTACGCTTTTGTATTTTGATATACTTCCATTAGTATGGCTCCAAATACGAATGGTTTTATTTAACTGATTTTTAAGCAATACCTCTAGCAGTTCATGCACAGGTTCTTGCATAAATGGCTCGCCACCGTTTATATGTAGAGTTTGTATAGTATCTTTGTGCTGCAAGATGTAGTCAATAATTTTATCATTGTTGTTTTGCCATTCATTTATGACTTTGGTATCTTCTGGCTTGCCATGCAAAATATTATATGCACTTGAATATTTGCTAGCAATTGTGCTACTTAAATCGGCACTGCATCCCATACATGCAAAATTACATTTGTTGCTATATAAAATATCTAACCATACAGGTTTTTGTGAATGTATAAAACCGTTTGTGTCTGTATTTAATACAGCATCAGTAATTGTAGGGAGTCCTAGTCTATTGTTATCATATCTTTCGTTAGCAATTTTACCTGTATTAGATTCTATGCCGGCACAATGCTTACATGCAGAATGAAATGTATTTTTAATTAAATTTTTCCTTATATCTTGTGCTGTATTGCTATTAATTATTTCTTCTAAAGTTTTGTTTTCATCTAGATTACCAATTGCAGTAGGCGATGCACAACAAACTCGTATTTCATTATACTGACCTATATACACACTAGTAAAAGGCGCTGCACAAAATTTGTTTTGACCAATAATTTTCGGGTCTAAGAAGTTGCTCATAAATATATTTATTAAATGCGTATATTATGATAAAAAAAGTCGAACTAGAAATAACCAGTGATTGTAATGCTGCCTGTCCTGGCTGTGCAAGAACACTTAATAAAGATTTACTGAGAATACAAAGTTTTTCGCTGCAAGATTTGCAGAGGATATTTCCTGCTGACAGTTATGCAGGTGTTGAATTTAAATTTTGCGGAGTTCTCGGTGATCCTATAGTCAATCCAGATTGCCTTGAAATGACTCGTTATTTGGTTGACAAAGGCGGATATGTAGAATTTAGCACAAATGGGGGATATAATACAGCCGATTGGTGGCAACAATTAGGAAATATTGCAACACAATACCCAGGCTTATTACATATCCATTTTTGCATAGATGGCCATGCAGAAACCAATCATATATATCGTGTAAATACCAAATGGAATATAATAGAGCGAAACATAGAGGCTTTTTCAAAGTCGGCTCCTGCCCAACATGCAACATGGATTTATATTATATTTGACCATAACGAGCATGAATTAGAAAATGCAAAAAAACATGCAAACAAATTGCAATTTCATTTTGCTACTCGCACAGGTATGCGTAACAGTTACCATCAGTGGATTTCGCAGATAGGAAAAAAGAATGACAAAATTACAAAAAAAATTACCACAACCGGAAATAAAGAACACAGTAAAAAATCCGTAGTAAAAGATCTAGATAAATTCATTCAGCAATATAAAAGCAGTAAAGTTGACAAAATACAAACAGAAAATATTATAAATTCTATTGTATGTAAATACATACACGAAGGCGAGATTTTTATTGCTAGCGACCAGACTATGTGGCCTTGTTGTTTTTTATGGGATAGTGCATTTAAAAACAAAGAAGACATTGTTACTAAATTAAATAATTTCGAACCTAATTGGAATAGTCTAAAGCATTATAGTATTGATGAAATAAGACAGCACCCTTGGTTTGCCAAACTTTTATCTGCTAGTTGGGATCCTAATCATGAACTGCATTTTACAAGATGTGTAAGGACCTGTGCAAAAAACAAAGCCTATCATAACGAAATAAACTACGTAGATAATTAGGTAAGTAATATTATGAGCAGAGTTAGCGACACATTTTGCATTTTACCCTGGGTGCATTTAAGCACAAGGCCTGATGGAAGTATGCGGGTTTGTTGCACAGCAAATGCAAGCAGCGTCGGCCCTACAAACGATAAAGAACATGGTGGACAAGTTGGTATTCTTAAGACTGATGACGGCAAGCCAAACAATCTTAATGTAACAGATTTTCAAACTGCATGGAATAGCAAGTATATGAAAAATGTGCGCAAGCAAATGATGAATGGCGAAAAGCCTCCTAGTTGTTTGAAGTGCTACAAAGAAGAAGCAGCAGGCCATAATTCAAAACGCATGTGGGAAACTGCCTATTGGAGCCAGCGCACTGATGTAGACGAGCTTATTGCAAATACAACAGAGGATGGCGAAGTTCCACCTAATCTGGCATATATAGATTTGCGTTTCGGAACAAAATGTCAACTGGCATGTGTGATGTGTAGTCCACATGATAGTTCAGGCTGGATCAAAGACTACAAAAAGATTTTTCCCTCTGTGCAGAATGAAAGTCTAAAAGAGACAATGCAATGGCAAGACAAAGGCAGCACAAACGGCAGTAGTTATAATTGGCACAAACAGAACCCTATGTTCTGGAATCAGTTTTATGAGCAGATGCCAAGTATGCAGCAAATTTATTTTGCAGGCGGCGAAAGCCTAATTATAGAGGAACATTATGAAATACTTGAACATGCAATTAAAATGGGATATGCAAAAGATCTGGAAATTCGATATAACAGTAACGGAGTTGAGTGGAGAGAAGATTTATTTGATTTATGGAAAGAATTTAAACTTGTAAGGTTTCATTATAGTGTAGATAGCATACACGAGATGAATGACTATATACGTTACCCAAGTAAATGGAAACGCACAGAAGAAGTATTTCATAAATTAGACAAAGAAACAAGCAATAATGTTGAGATTACCATTGCATGTGCAGTGCAAGCACTGAACATATATTACTTGCCAGATTTTATCAAATGGAAACTAGAACAAAAATTTAGTAAAATAAACATGTGGCCTTTTGGTGCAGGAGGCATAAATTATCATTTTGTTTACCATCCACCGCACTTAAATGTAAAAGTGTTACCCGAATGGTTCAAAGCAAAAGTGCGTAAAAAGTATGAAGAGTTTTATCCTTGGTGGCAAGAAAACTGGGAGTTGGGTATTCCTAGTTGGCACAAAGGCAAAATAACCAAAGAAATGTTTGATGCTGCACCTTATGGTATAAAACGATTAAAAGGTATGTTATCATTCATGGAAAGCGAAGACTGGAGTATACGATTGCCTGAAATGAAAGAGTTTTTAGATTTATGTGACAAACAGCGTGGTATAACTTTTGACGAAACTTTTCCTGAAATGAAGGATATATTCAAATGAAAATAGCAATATTTGGTTGTAGTTATACACACGGTGTTCCAGAAATAGATAATGGAATATCTTGGGTAAAAATACTCAGCACAAAATATCCAAATATACAATTCGATAATTATGCCTTTATGGGCTCTAGTGTTTTGTTCCAAATTAATTTGTTTAGGCAATTAAAATTTAAATATGATAAAATTATTTTTCAAATAACCACTCCTGGTAGAATCACTTATTGGCTATCGGATAAAAAAGAGTTTTTAAACAATAGGACAATTATTAACAATTATTCTTATTTTAATTACAGCTTAGAGGATATACAAGTTGTCACTCCGGCTATTTTAAATCAATTTAAATTATCGTCACCTTTTTGGAAAACAGATAAAGGTAAAAGACAATATGCACAGCTACATTATGGTAAGCTAAACCATGAATTAATTGATTGCGAACATGAGATTTATCAAGATTATGTCAAAGCAAATACAGATTTTTGTTTTACCCAAAAAAATATTGTAGAAGAGTGTAACAAAGATTTTAAAAAAGACTGGGCCGGTCATTTTTATACAGATGGACATAAATGGCAGGCTGATTGGGTAGAAAGCCATTGCAAAGAAAAGGGCATATTATAATGTTTGAGCTTGGAAACGGAATAGATATATCAGCTGTAAAAAGCAAACGCTTTGGCCAAGTTATGGAGTTCTATAATCGTATAGGATTTTTTGATCGATTTCCCCATTTTACAGTAAATGGATTTCCAATATACTTTGACATTACTAAAAAAAGAATTGGTATAAATTTAAGTTCGGGAGCAGATAGCACCTTGTTAGCATACTTGCTTTGCGAAGCTATCAAAAAAACAGATTGTGATATAAAAATATTTCCTATTACATTTGCACGCCACTGGGAACATAATAAATGGAACGAAGATGCTAAAACAGCAGTGTATGAAGATCTTGCAGAGAGATATCCGCAGATTATACAACCTCAACTTTGGACAATGTTGCCAACTGCATATGAGTTTACACCTGTTAGCATGTTAATGTTCAACGATGATTATACAAAACCAAGAGAATTAATTGAAATGGATGCAAAAATAGAATTGTTTCATTTTATGGAGTATAATACCTGGGCAGCAAGACATTATGAATTAGGAGTAATGTATAATGGTAGTAATGTTGTGCCTGAAGTAGAACTTTCGTCTATGCCTGTTCATAGAAAACACGAAACTTTGACAGCAGGTGATCAGCTAGAGGTAGTTGCGCCAATTGAAAAGTTTGGTGCAAATTTTGTGCAGGCAAATCCTTTTGGTTTGATTGAAAAGGATTGGGTTATTGCACATTATGATTATTTCGGTATCACAGATTTATTAGAAAAAACAGTGAGTTGCGAAGCAACACTTCATGGTTGCGGAGCATGTTTTCATTGTGATGAAAGGGCTTGGGCTATAAAAAATAAAAATAGGATTTTAGATGCATTATGAACTCCAGCATTGTAACTGTCAATCTATATAGCGGTAGGAAATTACACGAATATTATAATCCGCATACTTGGGATACTTTCTGGAATACAATTAAACATTTAAAATATGCTGACAAAGTTCATTTAGTATGTTATATTGGTATTGTGCAATTAATGGAATTATCTGATTTAGTCAAAGCAGTAATAGATTTGGAGTGTGATACAGTGCAGTTTGTAATATTAGAAAAGGAACAAAATCCTGCATTGTTATATGAAAAATTTGAGTCACATGTCAACGGAGAAATTGCGATTGCAAAAAATATTGTAAAAAAATTTACAAACAAACGCTATCAAAATTTTAATGAAACAAAATTATTAAACACATATAACAATAATACTTGGGATGATGTTGTAGCACTTAAAAATTTATTAATAAGTTTAGAAGAATTATTCCAAAATCCTGTAAAAAACAGTGACGAATATTGGAGACAATTCACAGATATGTTAGTAAGCAATTTAGAAACTAAAAATATAAACGATTATGTAGATAGTTATAAACTAGTTGGAGGCGAAATATATTCAAATGTTTGAACAAAACAATAAACTATATGACAAATTGCACAAAGATTTGATACGAACAAATATAAATGGATTAGACATAATGTTTGATTCAAAATGGAAGCGTATTGGCGTAAATTTGAGCGGCGGCGCTGATAGTTGTTTGCTTACTTATTTGCTCTGTAAAATTATATCGGATAATAATTTAGATACAAAGATTGATGTAATTACATATCAACGATGTTGGGAAACTAGACCATGGCAAGGGTATGTAAGTTTAGAAGTTTATAATTATCTATGTAATTTATTCCCAAATATATTAGCAAATAGATATACTACTTTTATACCTCCAGAATTGGAACACGGTGCTATTGGTCCTATAATAAACGGCAGAAGTGTGGACCAAGTAATTGTTGGTAGTTTTAATAAATTTGCATCATGGAATTATAACTTAGATGCAGTTTTTAATGCAACTAGTAAAAATCCAGATGATACTCGCAGTGATCGTATGCAAAATAGAGATAAAGATGCAGCAGACGGAAAGCTAATAGACTTGTGGATTTATGCAAATAAACTTAATACAGTATTTGCTCATCCTTTTAGATTTGTAAAAAAAGATTGGATTGTAGCTCAGTATCATATTTTTGAGATTTTAGATTTATATAATACAACACGCAGTTGTGAAGGAGATATAAATCATAATCATGCAGTATCTGATGTTTGCAAGGATTTTACAGAATATTCAGACGGTATGCATATTCCAATATGTAACGAATGTTGGTGGTGCGAAGAAAGAACCTGGGCAGAATCGCAAGTTGAAAATGTAATTAAGGAAATACATGAGCTTTGATACAATAGATTTACTTACCGGAAAGGTATTTCAAGTAACTTGGGACACAGGCAGACGCTGTAATTATGATTGCAGTTATTGTCCTGCGCATAGGCATGACAATTTTAGTAAACATGCTACACTTGAAGAACTTAAAAATAATGTTGATTTTCTATTTGAATATGTAGATTTGCATATGAACTATCTAAAGATAAAAAAAGCAAGTTTTGGTTTTACAGGTGGCGAGCCCACAGTAAATCCAAACTTTATTCCATTCGCACAGTATTTAAAACAGCAGTATGAAGAAAAATATTCAGATAGTTGGTATGCAGGTTTCGCTCTTACTACTAATGGCGCAATGAGTGAAAAGATGGGCCAAGCAGTAATGGAAAATTTTGGACATGCTACTGTAAGTTATCATGCCGAAAGCGATAACAAACTGAAACAACAGGTTAAGGACCGTATAAAACAATTTTATTTACAAGGTCCATCACACGAATTTACTGTAAGTGTCAATGTAATGTTTCATGCTGCTTACTTTGACGAGTGTAAAGAGTTGTGTGATTATTTGCATGAGCTTGGAGTTAGCTACGTTCCTAGAATTATAGGAGAAGAGCCAGATAGTAAAAGTAATTTTGCTCATCAATATACTGATGAACAATTAGATTACATGAAAAATTATTGGAAATACAAAAATGAAAAGTTAAATGAAACAGCTGAGGAAACAAATATTTTAAGTGCGGCAGGAAAAAAGACATCAGAAGGTAAAAAACTAGGATTAACAATAGGACGTCCGTGTTGCGGAAGTAGAGAAATGTGTCTTAGCAAAGATGGGGAAAGTAGAAATGCTACTTTTGTAGACTTTAGAGAATTCAAGGGCTGGAATTGCAGTGTAAACTGGTTCTTCCTACATTTAGAACAACAAACAGATAGCATTTACCATCATCAAACCTGTCAAGCTCGGTTTGATAAAACTAGAGGACCTATTGGTAAAATTAGTGAAGGTAAAAAATTAGTAGAAGATTTACGTAAAAAAATGGAATCCGGAACTTTGCCAACTGTTATTTGTCCGAAACAAACATGCGGTTGTGGACTGTGTGCTCCAAAAAGTTTATACAAAGATAAATTTTTAGAAGTTTTAGGAAATCATTTAGATTTAGGAGTGTTAGATGATTATAACAGGTAACAAGACAGAAGGCGTTGCCGGCGCTTTAGCAAAATTATATCCTGATGCTGAATTTTGCAGTAGACAAAACGGGTTTGATTTCGGACGTAAAGCCGACCAAGAAAGGCTTGCTGACCTTGTGTGTCATCATGATATATTTGTAAATTGTGCTGCTTTGTTTAAATTTAATCAGACTACGCTTTTAAACATAGTATATCACAAATGTGTGTTAGAAAAGCATAATTGTCACATAATAAATATAGGCAGCACAACGGATCGTGTTAAAAAAGGTGGCGCATGGTTGTATAATGCTGAAAAGAAAGCATTACAAGATTATTCAAATACATTAGGCTTGACAGGTGTTTGGGCAAGTGGACCAAAAGTAAGTTACATTAGTTTTGGAACATTGAGTAACAATGCAGAAAAGCATCCTGAGCGAAAATTACTAGATATTGACAAAGCAGCACAATATATAAAATGGATAGTTGAACAACCAAAAGATTTAGTAATTAATGAGCTAAGTATAGATCCTATGCAACCGGAGTTTTGGCACAAATGAATGACATAGACAAGGTATACTGCCCATTGCCCTTTAGGGCATTAGCATTTAAAGAATTTATAAATGGAAAATTATCAGGTGCTACGCCTTGCTGTATGATGCTTAACACGCTAGATGACGGATTTGAAGATACAACTAAAAGATTTGAAATACCTAATGTAGAAAATTTAACACCAGATGAAATTTTCAATAGCGAACGTATGAAAGAACTGCGACAAAACATACTTAATGGTAAAAGAGATTCGGCCTGTAAGGTATGTTGGCAAGCAGAAGACAGAGGCGTTAAAAGTTATAGAGAATATATGAAGGCCGATGAGGTAAATTTTGAACCTAAATTACGAGAAATAGATCTAAGTATTAGTAATGTTTGTAATTTAGCATGTAGAATGTGTGCTCCTACAAATAGCAACTTGTTACAAAAAGATCATAAGTTTTTTAAAGACAATGGTAAGTATGGAGAAATATTAAAAGCAACAAATGGACGTTGGTATACTAGTTTTCCATATGATGGCGCAAAATCAAAGCAATGGCACTGGATTGTTGAAAATATACAACACTTAGAAACATTAAAAATGTCAGGCGGCGAGCCATTTTACGATAGAAAAGTAATAGATCTTTTACAAATGTGTGTTGACAAAGGCTATGCAAAAGATATTTCGCTAGAATTTCACACCAATACTATTTGTTTTGACGATAAAATTATTGGATTATTAAAAGAATTTAAAAATAGACACACTTTTAGTATAGACGGAGTTGGAAAAGTATATGAATACATCAGGCATCCAGCAACATTTGAGCAGCTTGATGCAAGTTTACAATTATATGTCAAACACATGCCTCAAAAAATGTTGCACATAAATTATGTTGTTTCTATACTTAATGTTTTTAGCACAATTGATTTTTTAGACTACATGGAAAGTTTAAATGTTGAATATCATGTGTTTTTCAGCGAGGTATTTCCTAATACCAGAGGCACAGGGTTGCGGCATTTAAGTTATGATTTACTTGAGCAAGCACACTGCCTTGTTTTAGACAATTTTGACAAATATGGCAAAGAAACTATGGTAAGATTAGAACAAGTTGTTAAAAATGCAAAAGAAAAATGCAATACAAACCAATCTCTGGCATTAAAAGAGGTAAAATTATTTGATGAAAGTCGTAATCAGTCTTATGAAGATTATTTGGATAAAAGAATTTGCGAGTGGTTGAATGGAAAATAACGCTTGGTCTACTAAAACACTAGAATGGATAGATATAGAACTTACCAGTTTTTGCAATATCAGGTGTAAAGGCTGTTTTAGAGTCCTATCGGAACATGCAGATAAAATTTTAAACACAACCTACTTAGATTTAGAAACAATACAAAATAAATTTAAAAAAGAAATGTTTCCAAACATAAGAATAATTAATTTTTGCGGAAGTGTAGACGAACCTTGCAGCCATCCCCAATTTTTTGATATTGTAAAACACTTTGCAACATGGAATTGCCACATCAATATTGCCACCAATGGTAGTTTACGAACAACACAATGGTGGGAAACACTTGCAAAAATACTGCCTAAAAGTCATAGAGTAACTTGGGGCATTGATGGTAGTGATGAACTGTCTGAAGTGTATAGAGAAGGTAGTAATTTCAAAAAAGTCCAAGAAAATTTTAGGGCTTTTATTAAAGCAGGCGGACAAAGTGTATGGCAATTTATTAGTTTTGAGCATAATGAACATCAACTTGAATCTGCAAAAAAACAAGCAAAAGACGAAGGGTTTAAAGATTTCAAAACTATAATCAGTCATAGAGAAGATACAAAAGATATTAAACACAAAAGAGAAAAAAGAGATCCAAATCCTCAGCCTCGTCCTTGCATTAGTTGCAAATATGCCAATCAAAAAAGGATCTTTGTAAATCATATGGGCAATGTAATACCTTGTTGTCACTTAAACAGTAAAATGTTAGAGTTTCCTGTAAGCGGTGCTATACATGATAAATTTGAGAATTTATTGATTGAACATGATTACGAAAATGATATAAATTTAAAAAATGTTAGTATTGAGCAGGCAATGAACGGCAAAATATGGAATGACATACAATCTAGTTGGACAGATAATGAACGTATACCTCGTTGCGAGCATGTATGTGCAGAAAAGAAGAGAGATAAGTTTTTAAAAGAAAAACTTTGACAAAAATAGCATTGGTTAGTATAATATAATATGAGCGAAGATCTAAAATGGAGTAACTATGATTTCACCAAAATCCCCTTTGACAATATTGTGTCTGTTGGGCAACGCACTTTGCTGTATCGTGATATTTTTACTGTATCCTGGTTACTGGGCAGATTTTGCAACTACCGTTGCTCTTACTGCTGGCCCTACGCCAGAAGTGATCGTAAAGACCACCGACCTACCGAGCTCTGTTTACTCACAGTGGATGAAATTAAACGACAAGCCCGGAATAACGGATTTAATAGCTTTCATTTTAGCCTTAGTGGGGGTGAACCTACTTTTCATCCCGGTTATCTGGACATACTTAGCCACCTTGCTGAAGATGTAGATAACACTAATTATACCAGTGTTCATATGACATCAAACTGTTCAAGAAATATGAAATGGTTTGAAACTTATGTAGAACGTGCAAAACCCTTTCATAGAGCAAGTATTACAGCAAGTTTGCACACAGAACATTTAGATACAAAGGAGAAGATGCAGGACTTTGCAGACAAGTTAATCCTGTGTCAAGAGCATGATGTTCAAATTACAATTAACATGGTTATGGTGCCTGAATGGTTTGAAAGAGACTGGGAAAATGCACTGTTCTTTCATGAGCAAGGAATCAACGTTACCCTCAAACCACAATCGGATCCTACTGCATCACGTGTGGTTGACGGATACAAAGAAGAAGATTTAAAACGACTTTGGAATGGAATGCCACAACGTGCATACACAGAGAGCAAACGTAAATGGTCTGATCGTCCTAAGCCTAAATTTGAAATACCAAAAGATGTTATGCATAAGCCAGATGCTAGTGTGCCATGGCATTTTCAAGTAGAATTTAGAGATAGTGAAGGCAAGGCATGGTATATGGATCAAGCAGAACGTTTTAATGCATTTAACTTCAACAAATTCAAAGGATGGAATTGTAATGCAGGTTATCAAGGTATTATTATACGTGAACCTGATGGCAGTATAAAACGTTCCTATAGTTGTCATGACGTGCCTTTGGGAAATATAGAAACAGGATTTAAATTGTTTGATAAAGCAATGCCCTGTATTACAAATAGTTGTGTAAGTAGTGCAGATAGTAAGATACCTAAAAGGAAAGTAAATCAGTAAAATCTAGGTATATATAATGAAAGGAATAAAATATGACTGACATAGCCGAAAGAGTAAAAAAAGTTATAAAGGAATCATTAGCTAAAGATTCAGTGACTGAATCATCTAATTTTATAGACGACTTAGGCGCCGATAGTCTTGATGTCGTAGAGATTGTAATGGATTTAGAAGAGGAATTTGGCATTACAATTGAAGATACTGATGCCGAACATATAAGAACTGTAGGCGATGCTATTGAATTTTTGGAAAAAATATTAAATACATAATATAGGACAATAAATGATCAAATATTCTCATGCTATTTTTATTTTACAAATAATTGCTTATTGTAGTATTATACCAATGTTGTTATATGCAGATTGGTATCATTATATTATAGCAATTTTAATTTATTTTTTAAATGGTTGTTTAGGAATGATAATGGGATATCATAGACTTGTCACTCATAGAAGTTTTGAAGCACCGGTATGGTTTGAAAAAATGATTGTATTGTTTGCTACAATTGGTTTAACTGGACCTGCTATTGATTGGGTAGCAATACACAAAGCGCATCACAGATATGCTGATACAGAAAAAGATCCACACTCCCCAGATTATTTAGGAAAATTTAGAGTGCATTTTTTGACTATGTTTGCAAACGTTAATCCAAAATATGCAGGCCGCATTCTCAAAAATACATTTTATAGGTTTCAGCGCAAATATTATTTTTTAATCAATATATTGTATGCTGTATGTCTTTATGCTGTTGACCCGTTTGCTGTAATTTATGCTTGGTTATTTCCTGCTGCATTAGTGATAGGGTTTGGCACAGCTATCTTGAGCACTTCGCACAGGAAAAACAAGCCGCATAATGATTTTATATTAGCAATATTGACTTGGGGTGATGCATTCCATGAGGAGCATCACGATCATCCTAATAAAGCAAGATTACACAAATGGGATATCACAGGAATAATTATTGAAACTTTTTTCAAAACTAAATACACAACAAAAGATGCAAATTGAGGATATATGGGCTGGAAAGGCATAGGAATCAAACCTAATCAGTTGTCTTTTTGGCAGATAGATTATGCAATAAGATACGGCATACTTTTTAAAAACTTAGAGGAATTAGATGAATACCTGGAAAAAAAGAACCGAATTACCTGTATACAAACAGCTTAAACAATTTCAGTTTGATCCAAAACTGTTAGTGGAAGCATATGAAGAATTTACTTCAAATAAAGTCTGGGACGGGCTGGGTAACGAATATTCGAACATGTGCAAAACATATACTAATTTACCAAGTATGTTTTTTCCAGAAGACGAGTTAAAGGGTGTAACTTGTATTACCGAATTAGATTTTGAACAAACAAGCTATAAGCAAATTAGTTTGGTAGGATTTGATGAGAATTACAATTTATCTCAACGCAAAGAAAAATCAGGAACACGATGGGATAATCAAATTGCAAAAAACAACCCAAAAGCTGATGAAAGATTTTTTAGGAAGCGCAAAGATGATGTGCCAGAATATTTTAATTATGTATTAGACACTATTGGTAGAGATGTTGTTCACCGCACACGATTTGCAAATTTAATGCCCAAATCGTCAATTGATCCACATATTGATTATAATACAGAATATGGTGTTAGACTGCATATACCTATTATAACAAATGATGGTTGCACTTTTGGAGGAATAGATCCAACTACTGGTGAAACAAAGGAAAGACATTTTCCAGCAGATGGTAGTGTATGGTTTATCAATCCAGGAGTAAAGCATTGGGCAACTAACGACGGTGATGAAGAAAGAATACATTTAATTGTAAGTGTAGATAGTCAGGAGATTTTAAATGATTAAAGGTGCAATAGGATCGGGAACAATGACGCCATTAGTTTGGCGCATAAAAGCATTGAATATAAGTTTTCTTATTGGAGTGTTAAGTATTCCTTTTTTCTTTTCTTGGAACTGGTTACTTATAGGATTGTTTGTAACATTTTGGTTTGAGGTCCTTGTAGGTAATGGATATTGTCACAGGTATTATGGCCATAAAACTTACGAGCCAAAACCTTGGTTGAAACCGATACTAGACTTTTTAGTGCATTACCAGGGATTTGGAAGTTTATTAACATGGAAAGCGTATCATATCAGACATCATGAGTTTAGTGATGAAGCAGAGGATAGTCATAATCCTCAACATGGAATAAAATATATCTTTAGTGGCGCTTGGGGACAGTTACCAAAAGAATACTACGCTGAACAATTAAAGGATCCTGTCTTAGTTTGGTATCATAGGAATTATTGGAAAATGCATGTGGCTATTAGTATATTCTGGTTAGGTTTAGGATCTATATTAGCTGGAGGATTTGATCCTAGATTTTGGATTTTCTTGTATGCTATGCCTGGTTTATATGCTGTGGTAAGTGCATATGTTTTAATCTACGGACCTCACGTAGATGGAGAACCTGTTGACCGTTGGTGGCTAGATTTTTATACATTTGGCGAAGGTAATCATTTGTATCATCACATATATCCGTGGAGTTATCGCTTCGGTAAATGGGACATTACAGGCTTTTTAATAGAAAAATTAACTATGAAAAAAGATCCTGAAAAAATAGCAGCAGTGAGACAATCATGGATAGACCATTGGGGATATGAAAATGGATATGGACAAGCGTATAAAAAAGCACCTAAATGATGTTTATACAAATTTAGAAGGCAACCCTACTGATTTTTTAATACCAGTTCCATCTTTAGATGCATACATAAGTTCAAATGATTTTATATCTGTATACAATGAAGTGACTACAGATAAAAAAGACAGATACGCATATGGACACAAAATATATGCTGACGATTTTCCTGTGTTTGATAGATTACGTGAAGCTTATCCTGCTTTTAAAGATTATTTCTTTTTTCTCAAAACAAATAGAGTAGTAAAAACATATCCTATACATATTGATGGTCCTGGCGAATTTGATTCTAAAGCAGGCGTAAACTGGCCTTTAATAAATTGCGATGAGCAAAGTGATACAGTGTGGTATGAGCCTGAGGAGCATGATTTTTACTATCATGAAGTCCAAAATAGTATATTTTTAAAAGATAATGTAAAAACAAAAGAAATATATAAATTTCATTTTGTTGATCATACACCTCATTTGTTTCGCGGCGATGTGTGGCATACTGGCATAAACCATAAACATCAAAGAGAATTTAGAGTAATGGTTAAGTGGGAGCTCACTGTAAATAATTGGCAAGAGGCGCAAAATGCACTTTTTATTGCCTAATGACAAAGAAGTAACTGATTTCCGTGCTAGACTATATGAAGAAGATTTTGGTATATCTGCATCGTATTTAAGCAAATTTCAATACAAGAGCGATTACGATGACGAATTTGCTGGGCATAAAGATTTAGAAGATATTTACAAATATAGTGATATAAAATATTTAAACAGTGGCATTGAACAAGTTTTGATGACTGAAGATAGAACAATGATATCTGGCGGAACCTTCTTTGACGGAGAGTATTATCGTGCAGGACATTTAGTATACTGTTTGAAAAATTATCGAAAGCAAAACTACAGTTGGATGTATCAGGACTTTGGTGCATTATACGGTCATATTAAAAGAGCAATAGAATTAAATATTCCTAAGGTAATAATGTGTCACTGGCCGCATAACTCTCGTATAAGAGCAAACATAGAAAACCACAAAAGAAAACTTATTGGAAGGCACTTGCATTATTTTATGCAAATGGAGCATTTAGGTGCCTGGAATGTTAATGAGGTAGAGCAAGAAGTTTTTGTTTATGATATTCCTAAACGTTTTAAGGAAATTGAAAAATTCACAATGACTGAAAATATTTTACCAATGGGAGAATATGAAACTTTACCGGTTACTTCTAAATATGGTAATACTCCCGAAAAATATGGATGTGTTGTAAAATTAAATATTGACCCAATTGATCATGAACAAATTCGTCACGACATGCATACGTTTAAAGAAACAAAAAAACATTATTTTCAAGAACGGTTGGATATATATAAAGTTCCGCCTAGTGTAGCGGCGAATTACCTCAAATACGTAGGATTTTCGGGAGAAACCTATGATAGCACAGGTTTAAATATCACTGGCACAGCAGAGCTTGACCCTAATATACCTAATAGTATTTTAGAGGCATACAGTAAAGTTCAATCTAAATTGTTTAGGCAAAATTTTGTAGTTGCAATGAACGGATGGAATACAAAATGGCATAGAGATCATTCCACACCATTAATGCATGGATTTAGATTAATGATACCGATTGATCCTGTTGTTATGTATTTTAGAACTGGAAAAGTAGAATTGCAGCCAGGACATTATTATTTTGTTAATAATAGTTTAGAACACAAAGGATCATTGCCAGATGGATACGAAAGAAGAGCAAATCTAATGGCACAAATGGATAGCGATATTGATATTTTAAATGGTGATATTATTTTATAATATCATCCACGATCAAATCTTTGTGCATTTTTAAAAGTGATTGCATTCTTAATAGTAATACCTTGTTTGACTGTGGTGTTTCTTCTCGGAAAAGTAGTTTGTTGGATTTTTGTTCCATCTTGATAGCCTACTTTTGCTGAGCCGCCTTCTAAACTATTATAATCATTCCAGTTACTATCTGTAGAACTAGTAGATTCTGTTCCTGGATAAAAATCGCTAGAGTCTTGATTATCTAAAGAGTTTATATATGAAAGAACATCAGTATAAGTCCAGTTTCTATTCAGGCCTACAAGAGTAGAAATAAAACCTGCTGCAACAGGACAGGCAGCACTTGTTCCGCTGAAAGCACAATCTTCTGGCACACCCGAACCACTACCACTGTCGGCTGTGAAGCCAGGGTATACATCAGGATAGCGTCCTTCGCTAGTATAAGCTCTGTTTGCAGCTAATGTTCCATCTGCAGGCATGTAAAAATCAATACCATTGCCTCTATCACTGTAATTTACTTTACGCTCTCTATTACCTGAGCTAGTATCATAATCATCGTCTAGCGCACCTATGTTAATAGTTTTGTAAGAAACAGGAGCACTGATAACAGTAATGGTTCCGTTCATGCCGTTATGCGCACTACATTGGTAATAGTAAATACCTACATCGGTAGGTGTCCAACTTATTGTTGCACCACTATTAGCACCTTGCCCTGTTGCACCTGTAACTTGATCTCCTGTGCCAGTGCCTTGCACAGTTTTGAAATACATTGGATGACTTGCACTTGCATTGTTGGTAATAGCAATTGTATCGCCAGCAGCTATCCTTATATCTGCATTATCGCCTGCAACAGAACCATCTCTATCATTGCCGTTACTCAATGTATATGCAACACTGCCGTTGTTTGTTGCATCAAGAGTGTATGATGCAGTAGGACCTGTGGTTTTGCCACCTTGTTGCGGAAAGCCTCGTCTGTTAGTAGATCCTGTTACTTCTACGCTAAATTCTGTAAAACTACTTTCTTCTAGTGTGTCTGTATTATTACTTGCGATATAATTATCGAAATCTTGGTGTCCCCAGTTAGTTTGTTTCTGATTACTGTTTCCAGCAGCACATACGAATAACACACCACTATCTATGAGTTCATCTAGGGCTGTAGTTAGCGAGTTGGTTTTCATTTCGCTTTTCCAACGCCCTAAATCGCCTGTGACACCCATGTTAGAAATAAATTCTGGTTCGTCGCCTGTGCCGCCATATGCCACTGGATCAGCGCCTCTAAAGTGGTAATATACTCCACCTTTGTTTGCTCTATATCCCCAGCTATTTGAACTTACTGTAGGATCTTGTGTTTTGTATTTTGAATTAATTGGTTTTGACTGATGGAAGATTTTTTGCATATCAAATCCGGGTTCAATATCAGCACCGCTGGCTCCATACAAGTTTAATACCCACTTATTAGCATTGTATGCCCATCCTTGCGTTCTGCCGTATGTAAGTGCCATACAAGGGGTGCAGTGGGTGCCTACAGCGCTCTGTGCAGTGTTGCTACCGTTACAAGTAGATCTTGTATATGCAGAATCTATAGTCGCTGTAGTGCCTACGCTAGGATGTCTTGCATTAAATTCGCTACTGCGATTGCTTGTGCTACTCCACCATCCTCTTGCAAAACTTTCTACAGGAACAGTTGTGCCGTCCCAACGTGTTGTCAATCTATTGCCTGCATCAGCATCAAAGTATTCTGGATCTAAATAATATGGTGCATCTAAACACAAGTCTAATACATCGCACGTTCCGTTGCCTGGTAATTTGTTTCCGCCTGTATAGTCCGCTGGTGCAACACTATTTGAACAATTGTTTTGAAATTCAGGATGCCCTATCCATCCACCCCCGTCGTCTGCAACAATTACGTCTACATCTCTACCGTCAGCATATTGCGATATATTACTAGGGTAAACATAATTATCTGCTTGTGAATTATCTACCCACGGGTCTAGCTTTTGCATTGGACGAAGCAATTGATATCCTGTTCTGTTTATATCTGTTGCATCTGGTGTGCCTGGTAGTGTGTTTGATGTTTCAAACTCTCTATAGTTTTTGACTGTTCCTGCATATCGTTCTAAAATTTCTGCAGGAGTTGACTGTAACTCTTCTGGTGGCGGTTTATAAGTTTCGGGGTAACTTGTATAGTCGATGTTTATCCATTTTATACGTGCATCTGCTTTTAAAGCCGTTGCTTCTTCGTCTGTTAAAAGAAAAATACCTCTTGTAGGACTGCCTTCTTTATCGTCTGTGCAAGTGCAAGCTCTGTCGGGTATATTTGCTATTCCATCTGTTGCACCGCATAAATCGTCGTGTATTGCTTGCCATTGTTCGGCAGTGTGTGTTCCTAACTGGTAATATTTTTCAGCCATGCTGTTCCCTTAAACTATTGGACTTGTATCTAATCTTACCCAAGAACCGTTTTGGTATACTTGGTATCTGTTGTCATCTGTGTTGTATATCATATCACCATTTTCAGCACTTAATGCATCTCTTTGTGCATCTGTCAAGTTTGCTAATTTAAACGGTGATTGTGTAACTTCTACTCTTGTGCCTGCTGTAAGTAAAATATCTGTAGCTGACTCAAGTTCAGGAGTTCCTGCACCGGATGTGATAATGTTTTCTACTTCGATTGTATCTGCTGTAATTTTGTTTGTAACAGTAAGATTATTTTCGACTGTAAGATCACTACTGATCAGCATTGAAGGTGTAATGGTAATTTGGCTACTGTCACTTGTATCTAAGACACTGCCTGTAAATGTGAACGACCCTACATCTGCTGTAGTAATTGCATCTGTAATTCCATATCCTGCTACAGTAGTAGGTGTTCCTGTAAGCGAACTAAATGCTCCGTCGAACAATGTAGGAGTTCCTGTAAGATCGCCATATGCACCACTTGTAGCCACTGCGGCTAGTGTAGGTGTGTTTGTATGGTTATTGTAATCTAAGTAGTATGATGGATATTGTCCATCAAGTGTAACTGCGTCACTGGCAGGAGCAGGTGCTGCACTACCTCCAGATACATATGCTGTATATGCTGTTCCGTCTACAGTGCTGGTCAAACCTGCATCACTGTAAAGTGCAAAGGTATCAAGTGTTAAAGTATCAACAAAATAGCTGTTACCGTTTAGCTCTGTCATACCAACAACATCAGTAATAGTTACTTTCTGTCCATCACCAAAACCGTGTGCTGCACTTGTTGTTACAACAACCGGATTTGCTTGTGTAGCGCCGCTAACCGTCGCTGCACTACCGCCTGAGCCTTGTAAATCTGCACTAGCAATCCAGCTAGCACCATCAAATTTTAACACATCGCCTACTGATGCAGTTCCTGCACCTAGCACTGCATATGGAATTTCGCCATTTACACCATCTACTAAAATTGTGCTATCATCTGCTACAAGTGTTCCTTTGTAATTTCCTACGAAACTAGGCGCTGTGACAGTGCCAGTAAATACTCCGCCGCCCCTTACATCTAGTGTCTGAGCTGGAGTCTGGGTGCCTAAACCTAATTTTTCATCTCTCCATATCATAGTTGATGATTCAGGAAAAGCACTAGTTGAATCAGAATAAAAAACTATAAAATCATTACCACCATTTATACCTGCAGTGGTTACAGCACCATTTAAATCTTCTCTTCCAAAATATATACTACCATATTGTAGAGGATCTGCAGAAATATCGCCAGCCGATCTACGCATAAGATCAAGTGCTGCGAAGCCATCATCTGAATATACATTAATATTGTAGTTGCCTGTGTTAGCATTATCTATTGATATGTCACCCTCGCCTTCCATAAAGGCTACGTTAAAATGTTTTGTTGCAGCATTTACAAGAACAGTAGTATCTGTAGCCACCAAATTACCAACTACCTGTCCTTGAAATTCACCTGTAGCGATAACATTTACACCTTCAATATTGGATTCACTTGATATACTACCTGTAAGATCAATATCTCCAGGGCCGGCTAATATTGTTCCTGTATCTAGATATATGTCATTTGTAAATGTAGATTGTATATCAGTAAGTGATAGAACAGTTCCTGTTGCTGTAGATTCGATGCCTGTTATGCTGCCACCACCGCCGGAGCCGTTACCAACTGCTATTCCTCCTATAGAGCCGCCTTCGCTTTGTAGGCCATTACCTACAAATACTTGTTCAAGGTCTATATCATAGACTAGTTCGCCTTCTTCAAAGTAAAGCTGGGTTCTATCAGCTGTGCTTCCTCGTTTCAGTCGCAATGCCATATCAAATTTCTCCTACAGTGGTGTTTTATATATTTATCACTATTAGAGATTTATCAAAACTTATCAATACAAAAAACAAGATGAACTCTATTGTTTTTGCTGGCATTGATAGCTGTATGTGGTTGTCTAGTGTCAACTATATATGTTTTTCCAAAAGGCAATCTAAATACCTTATCTTTGATAACCATAAAGCAATCATCGTTTGTATATATAGGAATATGCAATCTTGGAGAAGGATCTTTGTGCATAGTCAAACAGGTTTTGTAAATACTTTTCATAAATCTGCCTCTATACACATTATAACCTGCGTTTTTAATTTTTTCTATAATGGTATCAAAATATGTGTTTTTGAAATAGTCGCAGGTTTGATTTATTTCAGTTTCAACAAGCATATCAGTGCGTAAAGGAACATCGCCATTGCCGTCATAGTTTACCCAGTCGTAGTATAAACTTCCTGTAGATTCATATAGTTGATTTTCAATAGCACACTCGGATCTAGCTTGTATTGCGATTTGTTTTAGGTGGTCTGCTTCAACAAGTTTTTGATCTATATCTAATTTGTTATACTCGTCAAGCATGAGAGTATAGTCTATATCGATATCTATTTCTTTTATCAGCATACCATTATTTATTGAGTTTTAAAAACCGATTGGTTCGCTTACTAATATCAGTTTTAAGTCGCTCTAAATCTAGTCTAAAATCTACAGTTGATATTGTTTCTTCGTATTCATTAAAAAATTCGTCTAGAACAGTTTCGGGATCGTCACCAAGATCCCGATTCATCATATCAATTTCCCAAATCGTTTTATCCTGAAATGTAACCACTAAAGTGTTAACATAGTCTAGCGGGATGTAGTCCATGTTAATTTCACGAAATATATTTTCCCAATAATCTTTTCCGTGCTGTGGTTTTCTATTAGGCACTCTCTGTAGATTTCTTTGCTGCTGACTTTCTCTTTGTAGGAACCAGCTCTTCTGCTTGCTCTCTAAGGGCTTTTGCTTCTTTGAAAAGTGCGTCTGCCTGTGAACGGTATTGAGCAGCAAGGTCTGCATCACTAAGAATACCGTCATCTACTGGTGCTGTTTCAGTATAAGTAGCAACAGGATCTACATTTTCTTCGACTGGAGCAGGTTGTTTTGTTGTGCCATCTGGTCCCTTAAGAGCTAGATCTGCAACCGTAACGCCTTTCTGCTCTGCAACAATTTTATTTAAATCTGATAGTTTTACACTTGACGTAGTGGTAGGAGTCATTTCGATCAATTCAGTTGATACTTTACTCATCTTTCCTGTGGTATGAAATCCAGCTAACATATTGCGTCCATCAGGCAAAGTTGTGCGTCCCATCTGTTCTGCAAATTCGTAAGCCTGTTGACCTGAAGCTGATTCAACTGCTGTCATTAATGCATCATGTTCTCCAGAATCAAGAGACTCAGTAGGAATGATAAGACAATGTTCTGGCTCCCCAGGAACTACTCTGTATGCAACGATTACTTTTTTTTGATTAGAGGCTATTCTGCCTACATGTTTAAGCGCCATTTGTCTCTCCATTTGTTTCAGCAGCAGCTTCAGCAGCAGCAGCTTCTTGAGCTTCTTTTGCAGCTTTAGCTTGCTCTTCTACATCTTTTAAAAATGCATCTAATTTGTTGTAAAGTGAGCCTACATTGGCTAATTCGTTTGCTTTGAATGCACTACGTTCAGTAGCCAATTCAATAATTGCACGTGCCAATGCAAGATCTTGAATATTTAATTCGTTGCTATTAGTTTGAGCTTGTGCTTCAGTCATTGATATAATTCTCCTTATGTTGTATATACCTAAATCTAGTTATTCGTATTTTAAATGTGGACAAGCAAGTAGAAAGAAACTTAATTCTTTTTTTGATTCAAAACCAACTGTGTATACACTTTGTATACTGTGCATTTGTTCGTCTTCTTTTAAACCTACATTTTGTCCAAAAAAGTAACGTCCGCTTAAATGATCCTCAATCCATTCGCAAATTGCTCTTTCTAAGTTATAACGCCTTGCAACATCAGTAGTTGCAAAGGTAGGAGGGCAAAATTTTACCCTCCTAAGTCGCAAGATATCTAAAGGATTGGGATCTTTTAACTTCACGCAGCCTCCTCGTAGTGAGCAGTAACACCAAACGGTCCTTCAAGATTTTTATCGTGATTGCTGTGGATAATAAACACAGTGTCACAGTAATCAGGGTCGCCCCAGCTATCCCAAGCGTAGCCGTCTGTAAACATGATGAATTTTTTAGGCTGAATATCGCGATCTTTCATGTATTTCCAGTTTGCCATAAAATCGGTGCCACCACCTCCGGCAATTTCGTATTCGCTAATATCACGGCCGTCGTCTGCAATAAAATCGTCCTCATTGTAAACGCTAGTGTCAAAACACCATACTTTAATTTTATAGTCTTGGTATTCTTCCATAATACCTTTTATTTCACCTAAGAAGTCAGCTGCCTGAGCATTGCCGATACTACCTGACATGTCAATACTTACACAAATGTCAATAGTATCTTGGAAGTTCATGCCTGGCAAGATTGCACCGGTATGCCAGCCTTTGCGTGAAGGACGACTAAATGTGTAATCGCTTTTAATAGTGCTTTGGATTTGTTGACGTAGCAATTCACGCCAGTTCATTTTGGATTCAGTAAGGTCTTTGATAATACGTTGCACCCCTGCAGGAACATTGCCAGCGCCAGCAGTTTGTGCAGCATTGATCATTGCCTCTTTGATCTCGTCTTTAATTTGATCAAGTTCTTCTTTGGTGTATTTAGGACGCCCCTTGCCTTTACCTTCTTGATCACCGTCACCTTCCAAGTCCAAATGTTCGTCTAGCATTTCTCCTAGTTCTTGCAAAAATTCTTCGCCATTCTTTTTGGCTTGATCAAACAGCTCGTCATAAACTTGCTCGCTGCTCCAGCCACGATATTTAAAGTCTTGGAAGCAATCTACAATCTTTGGTTTCGCACCAATGCCTTGATCTAACAGTTCGTTGTTTACAATATAATCTGCTGCAATGTTATATAGCATCGGATTACGATCATGTCGCCTACCTAAGTGATCGTATACCATGTGAAAAATTTCATGGGCAATAACAAACTCAATTTCTTTATTATCCATTGCGTTGAAAAACTGAGTGTTGAAAAACAAATTACGTCCGTCTACGGCAGCAGTCATAAGCCATTCATCTGCTGCTTGGATGTTAAGTCTTGTAGCCATGTTGCCAAAGAATGGATGCCGTAGAAGCAGCCCAACACGAGCAGTTACAATACGATCCAACACTTCTACACGCATTGCTTCGAGTGCATCGGGCGTAATGTCAGGATCTGGTTGCCATTGTTTCAGTTTACTTTGAGTGTCTTTAGCAGTCATGATAACCTCTAATTTCAGTGCCTATGTTTCATACTAGCAATATTTAAAAGATTTGTCAACCTCTAAATAGAAAAAGTGGACGGATTTCTCCGTCCACCTTATGGCTTCATTAGGCCCCACGTGCAGCCTGGATATACTTACCATAGCGATCGTGGAACTCATCAAAGCATTCAACTTCGTCCGGATCAATCGGAAGAGCATATTGTGTAAGAGCAAGTTTAATACCCATAACAACCAACTCTGTTTCAAAGTTGTCCATTGCAAAACGCAAAAAGTTGTTAACTTTATCGTCAAACTTTTTATCGTTTGCATCGCTGGCTTCTTTGAGTTCGTAGCAGAGAGACACAGTCAAGGAATACTTGGCACTGATTTCTTGCGTTTTCAACTCTTTTACTTTGCCTAACAAGATGTCCGAAGGATTAGGCATATTTGCAGCAACTTTACGGTGTGCCATAAACTTAACTGCAAGACCTTCACCAACAGCACCTGCCACAAGATCTGTTGTAGTATATTCGTCTAGATCATCTTCTAGCAACTCACTTACAAACGACCAAGAACGAGGTGTAGCAAACGACCGGCTTGCACTTTTAGGATCGAAATCATAAAGATCCTGTTTAGCAAACTGCAAGTAACCTACAACGTCTTGGTTGATCTTGTTGTTGACAGCCCATTCGAACCAGTCATCAAAGTTTACACCCATTTCAAGGTGCACAAAACGGTTAGCAAGTGGAGCAGGCATACGATATGTAACGCCTTTATCTGCTTCACGGTTACCAGCCGCAACAATGATAACATTATCGGGCAACTTGTATTGACCTACCCGGCGATTCAGAATCAACTGATATGCCGCAGCCTGCACTGCCGGTGCAGCACTGTTCATTTCGTCAAGGAAAAGAACAATGTGGTCATATTGTGCAGCCATTGCCTCGTCGGGCAATTCTGCTGGCGCACCCCAAACCATTTTGCCTTGATTGGCATCAAAGTAGGGGATACCTTTGATGTCGGTGGGTTCCCACAACGACAGTCGAATATCAATTAGATGTGCATTAGACAGACTATTTGTAATCTGTGCAACAATATCGGATTTACCGATACCTGGAGGACCCCAAAGGAAAATGGGGCGTTGTTTACGCATAGCAAATTGCAGTGCGTTTTTAGCTTTCTTCGGTGTAAGAACTCGTGCTTCTGACATAACGTATTCCTTTTGTTTCAGTGCCTATACAAATAATATAGTGTATAACACCTAAGAGGTCAACCTCTTTTTTGTAATTTTATGCTGAAACTTCCAGGATTTTTTGGATTTTGTATGCACTCTCTTATATGGGGATGATTGTCTGCCCATATGTTCAATTCCTGCATCATCGCTCCTTGCCCTGTAATAACGTGACACTTTTTGTGTCCGCTATAATAAGCGGCTGTGACTTGACGGTTGAAATATTGCCATGCTGTATGAATGTGCTGTCCGTGAAGATCTATGCGCATCAGCCTATTTTGATGCCTGCTCCTGCTTTGCCTTCGCCTAAATGTAATATAATGTCATTTATAGTGTTTAGGTTTATTTGTTCAGACTCTGTCATACCTGGAGTAATGCGATTCATTAAATCACTTAAATCTACCAAGAACCGGCGATAATCTTCAGATTGCTCGTCTAATGGAATGTATACTAATCTGAATAAAGGATTGTTAGCTTCGTCTATAGCTGTATCCTCTTTGAGGATGTTAATAAATTTTTTGATATCGTCTGACATTATTGTTCTCCACGTTTGTATTATTTATCTGTTTTTTGCCTATTAAGAGCTTTTGTTATTCCGTATTTTCTTATATCGCCGCTAAAAAGAGTCAATTCAACTGCTCGTTTTTCGTGTGTAACCGTAAGGCTCCGATTGGTTAGATAATACGGACAATCTATAAATTGATCTAAAAAAATAATCACTTGAGTAGTTATAGTCATATCTCTTGGAAAAGGAATATCGTATGTAGTGATTTCAATTTGTTGAATTGTATCGTAGCCCTCTTCTGTTAATCTTAATCCGCCCTTATCTTTGTTGCGTGTATTATGCCACCATACAGGCAGCATTGCTTTAACATTACTTTCGTTTGTGCTTTGTCCTAACATACGTAAAAATAGTTTGGTGTATGTTATTTTATCAGTCATTGCTTTGTAAAATTGTGCCTTGAGTGAGTTTTACAACATCGAACTCATCCGACTTGAACATTTCGTTTAATTTTTTAGCAAGATTAAATGCATGTCCAGGGTTAGAAAAACTTGTTTTTTTATATTTAGGACCAGGATAATTTGTAATAGCATTGCTGCTTTTTAAATTAAATGGTTTTCCTTTATAGAATACTGCCCATATTGCTTCCGCATCTAGCACTTGTTCGCACTTATAGGTTGCACTATTGGTGTATTCTAATAAAACAGTAGGTTTAGGTCTACTCATATCTTAACTCCATTATATACGTATTTATCATATTAGGAGTTATATGGTAGTTTTTTATTATGTCCAATCAGCGGAAGAACTGCCCATTGTTACAATAATATCCTCGTTACTTCCGCCATTTTCTTTAATAAACTTTTCCATGTCGCCGTTCAATCTTGCCATTGCAATTCCCAAAGCAAAGGCAATATTTTTTGCCTGCTCAATAGGAATCTTAACCTCTTTAGCACGACTTGCATCAGCCTGCTTTACCATTGCAATCAACTGCTGTAATGGTTGAGTATTAAGAGGTTCGATTGACATTACTTAATGCTGCTTTCATTTCAAATTCTGTTTTGAACGGACCTATAAATTCGTTACGCTCAATAGTAATTAGCTTTGGGCAAAAACTTTTCAACCAATTGACATTGAATTTTACAAGATAGTAGCCTGCACAATATACACTCTTAGACTTTTCACTCTTAGTAAAGAGAGGTAGTTTTTGCCTGATATCGAACATACTGTTGTATGGCTGTGTTCTAGTAGGATAGCCATGAACTTCTAGTTTATTTGCAGATTCAGGGCTTTCTTGAATACTAGCAATCAGGAAATTTTTTCCAAATGTTTTACGAAGCTGGTTTTCACTTTTATAAAAGTCCGTTTTGCCACTTGTGGTAACAACAAATCCATCTTCGCTTTTGCTTAGAGTTCCTACTTTTTCACCTGCATTTTCTACAATCCAAAACTTGTCTTGTAAAATTGGTTTTGCTTTTAATGTCATACTTTATATCCTGCTTGTAAAGGCTCAGAAAATGCTGCTGCTTGATCTGCAATACGTTGCATATCCCAGCGAGCACAAAACTTCATAAGACGCATACCGACTTGACTAATTTGTTTTGTTTCTACACTGCGAACTGTATTGTCAATTTCTTGTCGAATATCATCTGGCTGTGCAGTTAAGTCACACAGCGTAACATTTCGTGTGTAATCATCTAGCACACGATGTTCAACACCTTCATGATCTACCCACCGCTGTAGCATCATGTTGTTCCAGTTGAATCCTTTAGTATCTTTGTCAGCAAATGCTTCTAGCAACCCCACCTTGTTCTTAGTGCCTTTCTTGCGAACACCTGGATATGCACTAAACACATTATCACTAGTATCGCCACGCATACACTTTTCAAATAGCAACCATTGTGGATCGGGGGCTGGCTTCTCTTCTTTAGTTTTCTTGTCAACAACAGGTCTACCTTTGTCATCAAAATAACCTTCGTGTGTAATAGTTGTGTTACTAACACCGTTGTATTGACGCACGTTAGGAGCAATTAATTGTGCAAAGTCGCCGTCGGTAGAAATTATAACATGATCGTCATTGGGATGATTTTGTATCCAGCCTGCAATAAGATCATCTGCTTCGAGAACTGTATTATGCATTACAGTGCAATTGGTCTTGGTGCTAACAAAATCTTTGAACTCGTCAAAGATTTCCCAAAACACTTTATCTTCTTCTGCTTCACGTGGAGTAAGAGCATCACGTGCTTCTTTACGGTTGCGCTTGTAAGGCTCGTAATAATCTTTACGCCAGCTACGTCCTTCTAAACAAAACACCACATGATCACCTTTGAAGTCTTGCCAAGCCTTCTTAATGCTGTTAAGTGTAATATGCATTGCCATGCCTACTTTTGTGTCAATGTCGCCACGAACTACGTGACGAGCACGGAAAAAAGTATTTGCTGTATCAACTAGAATGTATGTTGCCATGTAACTCTTCTTCTATATAGCGTTTCAGTTCATGATCACCGACGTTGTCGGGAATCTCGTTTTTGTAGAATAGGCGATAGCTGTCACTGCCATACTTACCAATTCCATATAATACTGTAGCATCTTTTCCGTCCCATGTCAAGTAATCTTTTGACATTTTCCTTAGCCTATTTTCACGAACATTTACCATGCCCAATGGCTGAATAATTTTCTTTACAGTATCCGGAGTGGTTGTTAAGTAGTGGATTGGTGTAGGACAAACAGCAAATAAAGCAGGAAGAACACGCTTAACCTGCTTGCGATTTGTTTGATTAAGGCAAATCACGCCAACCATGTGTTGCCAAACACTTTTCACTTGCTGTTGGACCATAAGGTCATCACGCATTACGACACCTCACTGCGTCCTTTATCAATAGGAATAACATTTATATATCCTGCTCCTCTACTGGTGTCCATACCTTCTGCTTCTAACATATTATATACTATATCTCTGAACCATCTGTCAACCACTTCTTCTTCAGGATCAGCCGCTTCGCCGTATCCAGCTTCTAATAACTGTGCTATAAAATATTCGTTCCAATCTAATTCAAAAAATCCATTGCGCACATTTTCATCGTTAACTTTGATATCTAAAACATTTACCCAAGGCTCCTTACGGCGTGTCGCATATGCTTTTGGATCCTTCTTTTTAAGCAGTTTCATCTCGTCAGCTTCCACTTTTGCTTTTTCTTCTGCAATACGCTGTTCTTCTGCTTCAATACCTGTAATTTTTTTAAGCCATTGTTTCATAATTGTTTCCTTATCTTTTCATATTGTTCTTCGGTATGAACGCCCTTGGAGTATTTTTTGATTTCGTCATGTTCCCCAGGCATTTCCGAATAAGCTAATATGGAGTCTAGGTGTGAAGCGCCACCCTCTTTCCATGCAGAGGTCTGC